CTGGCGTGCCCGGCTACGCGGACACACCGATGGCCCACCCGTTCTTGCCCGCCCCTTTGCCGACTGGCCTCGGCACTTTCGAGGGCATCGAACGCGGTGCCTGGCCCATCACCCCGGCCAACTACGGGTACATGAACATGGGGCCGATCCCGGCCAACGGCGTTGTACCGCCGCTCCGGGGCGCGTCAAGGGTTTCGATCTTCGCCGCAGGGTCCGCCGCGCCCGTGATCGCTCTGGACTAACACCATGACAAAACTCGAAGCCGTGAACGACGTTCTCATGCGGGTCGGGTTGTATCCGGTGACGGAACTGGACACCGGCGGCCCGTCCAACGCGGCAATGGCCGAGCGCGTGATCGACAGCGAGAACCGCCGCATCCAGAGCGAGGACGGCTGGTCGTTTAACTACCGCCGCGACGTTACCCTCGCGCGTGACGTGGACAACAAGATCCCGGTCCCGGCTGGCACCATCACCATCGACGCGACTGACGTGAACGTGAACGTGCTTCAACAGGCCGGGTTCCTCTTCGACCTCGACAAAAAGACGCTGACCTTCACTGCAAGCGTGCAGTGCCACTACACCTTCCTCGAAGCCTTCGCCAACGTACCGCCCGTCATTCGGGAATACATCGCGGCATCGGCCACCGAGCGGTTCAACGAGCAGTACGGCAACGACTACCGGCGCGGGTACCTCAACGAGAACACGCTAAGGGCCAAGCAGCGGGCCGAGATGTTCAACATCGACTCGTCCGACACCAACGTACTGGCGACGTGGGAGGCCAACAAGGTCCGCGGCCAGCGTAAGCAGTACCAGGGCACCTCAGCAAACGATTACAACTAAAGGAATATGACTCATGGCAGCACTCAGTCTGGTGAAACTCGACGGCGTGAACGAGATGATGGAAGCGATCGGCGAGCTTCGCGTGACCATACTCGATTCAAGCGGCTCGTGGCCCTCCAAGGCGTATGGAGCCAGCGAAGCCGGTCGCGCCGAGTACATCCTTGACCGCGAGTCTCGCAAGTACCAGAGCCAGGGCTTCGCGGCCAACACCGACCTGAGCCGGTTCTTCGCCTTCAACTTGACAGGTTCTCCGTTCACCCAGTTGGACCTGTCCGCCTCACCCAACGCCGCGCTACGAATCCTGCACGTTCGCGGGGCCGGACCACAGCACGCCATCGAGTTCTCGCTACGCAATGGAGTCTTGTGGAACAACAGCCAGAATACAGACGTTCTAACCAGCATCGGGACCACCGTGACTACCCCTAGTGGCGCGCTCATCGGCGTGTTCCTCGACGTGGTTCGCCTGTTCGATTTCGACGATCTCGACCCGCGACTCAAGCACGCCATCGTTGACGAAGCCAAACTGGTGTACCAGCGCCGCATCAAGCAGAACCCGCAAATGGATCAGTACCTCATGCTCGAAGCCGCGAAGTCGTCCATGCAGACGGCCAAGCCAAGCGTCAAGCGCGACTCGCCACCGATCAACCAGATGCCGACGTTCATGCCACAGCAACAGGGCAGCCAACAGCAGCAGGGGCAATAACACATGGCAACTATGGGTGTAGGCGAGGCGATGATTATCGGCGCGGCGATTTCCGCAGCAACCACAGCCGCGGGTGCGGGCGTTGCGTACTCGTCTGCCCAAGACCAGAACCGGAGCCTGAAAAAGACCGCCGAGGCCAACAAGCGGGCTCAAGAGTCAGAGGCGAAGCAACTCGCCATCAAAGCCAGCGACGAACAGCGACGCTCGGTCAAGAAGGCCCAACAGATCGCGGGCCGTCTACGAGTCGCGGCTGGCGAGGCTGGCGTGGCCGGCGACGTAGGCTCGTTCGCTTTGCTCGACAACCAACTCGGGTCCGAAGCCAACACCAACATCAACAACACCCGGCTCAGCAATGCGTTTGCGATGAGTCGTTCGGCCCAGCAACTCGACGTTGCATTGTCCGAACTGGCGGGCCGTCGCCGCTCAGTCGCGATGGACGTGTTCAACGGGGCACTCGGCGGACTGTCTACCGGGGTTGGAATGACTGGATCGCTGGTCGGGCTCGGTCAAGCCAACGAATCAGCAGGGAGAGCATAAACAATGGCGATGGACACCAAGCGGGTGACGATACCAGTGTTCGCGGGCGGGTTGTCAAGGCAACCGTCCGCGGCACGATTACCCGACCAAGTGGAAGCCGCCTCGAACGTCGTGTGCTCGGTGGCCGTCGGCACGAGCAAGCGGGCGGGCACGGTGTTCAACCGCGTCGTGACGGGCCTGACTTCTGGCGGGAACTACCGGCTGCACGCCATCGAGCGTGACGCGACTGAGAAGTACGACATCGTGTACGGCGTAGTGAGTTCCAACATGACGATCAGGGCGTTCCTCGACGGGAACGCTACGGCCGCCACGGTGAACATCACGGCCGCGGCACAGGGGTACCTGAACCTGGGTTCGGCCACGGCCGACGATCTCCGCTTTATCACCATCGCCGACGCGACGTACATCGTCAACACCAAGGCAACGCCGACGCTCGTGGCATCCGACATGTACACGGTGGACCGCATTGTGGAGAACTACGGCGAACTGATGAGCTGGCGCGGCACGAACGGGTTGCGATATCAGACCCGCTCGGCCGACGAGAACGCATCGGCTGGACACTGGCTTTACAACGACGGTGGCGCGGCTGGCGTTAATGCGTTCTGCCACGCCAACTGGACCCCGTTCGGTAACGTGCTGCAAGTCATGCCCAACGGACACTACGATAACGTCAACAATGTTGGCGTGATGTCGGTGTACTTCAAGCGAATGGACCTGACCGCGAACGGCGCGGCGTTCACCCTTGCGAACATGAGACTGACCCTGACGGGCGCGTTTGCTGGCTACGAGTTTGTTCCGGGCGATATGGTCAGAACGTCCGTGGGCGGGGTGGGGGTTTCGTGGCGGGTTGGCAGCAAGATAGACGCCAACACGTTGCAGTTGACGACCGGCCACACGGCAGACATTACCGTCAACGTAGTCAACATCTGCCAATCCGGCGACGTGACCATCAACCTAGCCGAGCGAGCGTTGGCCACGATGGCTGACGTGGCCCGCGAGTTTGAGCGTGCGTTCAGGACCGTTTCGCCAAACTGTTGCGTCAGTTGGGTGGAAACAGATCCCCAGCCATTCAACACGAATTACTTGTACCGCGCTGGGCACTTCCGAGTGACAAGCCCATTTCGCGGCACGCAAGCCAACTCCATCGTACTCTTGCACGTGAGCGGGTTTAACTGGCCCGGAAGCCCAGCCTCCGGCCATATGGCCTCCATATTTTTAAGTGGGACGCAAACGACGGTTGCTGGCACGGGCACGTTCGCCCACGCGCTGCAAACGACCGAGCCGACTTCACGATGGACGCGAGTGGCCCCGCCCGGCCAGTCCGATGCCCAGTTCAATCTCAGCACCATGCCCGTCAAAATGACGCGAACCACGCTCTCGCCGCTAGTGTTCGACGTGGCTGTTGGCGGGTGGAAGCCTCGCATGTCGGGCAACTCCCAGTCGGCGCCGCCCCCGACAATGTTCACTCGTGGGTACCCGATCGTGGACATCTCGCTGTTCCGCGACCGCATAGGCGTTGCGGCGGGCGAGGGCGTGCTTCTCAGCCAGGCCGGCGACTACGACAACTTCTGGCCCGATGACGCGGCCAACATTGTGGACTCCGACCCGATCGAGGTGTCGCCCAACTCAAGCAAGCTCTCGATCATACAACGAATCATCGCCACCGGGAAGTCGATGCTCATACTGGCGCAGGGCGGTCAGCAACTCGAACTCAGTTCCGCCGATGCCCTTACGCCCACGTCCGTCTCTCTCACGCCATCGTCGGCCAAGTTGTCCTACGACGTTCGCCCGGTCCAGATCGGCCCGACCGTGTACTTCGCCGGACCCGTGCCCACCGGCGCGGCCGTGTACGAATACTTCCGATCAGACGACTCCACGGTGCCCGAAACCGCTGGCGATGTCACTGCACACGTGCAGGGCTTGTTCTCATCGTGCCGGACCATCGCGGGCGAAGTGAGTACGCGAACGATCCTGCTGCTCCCGGCGGCTGGTGGAACCCTGTTTGTGTACCGCTCGTTCTTCTTGGGAGCACAGAAGCGGCAGTCGGCATGGACGAATCTGACCTTAACGCCCACTGTCCGCGTGTGCGATATCGCCGTGATCGGCAACCGATTCCGTCTGTTAGTCGAAACGGCAACCAGCCAGTACACGATCCAGACTTGGCAACCCGACCCAGAGTCCGCGCCGGCCGGGCACGGCGAGCCGGTCGTGCTCGACAATCTTGTGGCACTCGGAGCGTGGACGTGGGGCGGGGTCAACTCGACCCAAACACTGCCCTCGTCTCTGGCCGACACGACGCTCAACACCGTCGTCGTGCCCAGCGGGACCGCCTACGCGGCCACCGTGTCTGGCACCACGATCACCGTGGCTAGCGTGAACATGACGGCCTTCGCCGCGACCCACTACGCGGGCCGTGGGTTTACGGCCACGATTGATCTGTCTCGGCCTTACGTGCGGGACCAGGACGGCACGCCCGACGCTGGCAGCACGACGATGTTCAAGGCTGTCAAGGTGACACTGCAAACCAGCGGGTTCGCCCTGATATCGACTGTCAAGTTTGGCTCTGTGCCACAGACCACGACGTTCTCGGCTGCGGCCGGATTCACTAGCAGCACCGAGCGACAACACTGGGCCATTGGCAACACGTCTGAAGCCTTAGTGCGAATCTCCAGCAATCAACCACGGGCCATGACCATTTCATCGCTCGATATCGGCATTGATCGAGTGACCCCACTATGAGTCAATATCCATCCAACGCC